CTGCTGTCAATAAGGATACCTCTGAGCTATATCACGAACTTGTCTCTTTTGATGGAGAACTGGCGCAAAGAATGAGTGATAAGGCGGTGAATATCATTAGGGCAACTGAAGCTGGGGAGTTACTTCCGAGAGCCTTTGCAAGTGGTGATATCTATGGGTGCAAGTTCTGTCCACACAAAGAGGAATGTTGGGAGGAGACATGACTACTAAAATTATGTCACTAGAGAGTGACCTAAAAATCTATTTTTGGGTAGTCTTTGGCTATTCAAGCGGTCTTATCCCCTTGCGTTCCTTTCCTGAAAAAGGCAACCCTAATAGCAAGCCTATCACCAACGCTTGGGTTACTGCTGATGACGATGTTTTGCCAAAAGCCGTAGCTTTTGCTGAAGCAGCAAATAGCAGAGAAGCAGCCTTTTACGTGATACCTGGTACTGTTAGCAAAACGGGTAGAGCAAGCAGCGTTGATGTTATGGAAATGCAAGTACTACTGATCGACATAGACGAAGGTGATACGGAAAGTAAGCTGCTTGAGATGACTGCAGTAATAGGCGAGCCTACGATGGTGGTAGAGTCTGGTGGTATCACCAAAGAAGGTTATCCCAAACTGCATGTTTATTGGCAGCTCCTTGAGGCCGTGAGTGGTGAAGATTTGCGGTTTCTGCTAGATTTGCGCCACAAGATAGCTTTAGCTTTTGGGGGTGATACACACTTTAAATCAGCTCATCAGCCAATTCGAGTAGCAGGCTCTGTCTATCACAAAAGCGGTAATGCCAGGTTAGTAAAGATCAGATCATATACGCGCATGGAATATAGCCTACAGGAGCTTGTAGAGAGTTTAAGCTACCTCTCTACGCCAAATGATACCAACTCTTCAAGAGGCTCTGAAATAGCAAATAACGCCGGTACCACTATTGCATCTTTAAATGACAAACTTCCTATTGATGAAATCTTTACCAATAAAATCCATGAGGGCGGAAACGGAGAATGTAGCCGCTTTGCTAATTTGCAGCGCATTATCGGCTATTGGCTGCGAAGATACCACGATGGCTTAGTTACTCAAGGCGAAGCTCTAGAGGAGATTATTGCCTACAACGAGGCTAACGTAGTTCCTCCATGGCCGATTGAACGTCTCAAGCATATGATCTCTGCCTTGTGGAAAAAGCATGTGCGGGAGCATGGGGAGACGAAAAAAACAGATAAAGAAAGTATTAAGACGCCCATTGTTAAAAGCTTTTCACTTGATTCTTTTTTAGGTGACACAAGCAAATTGCCTGAGGACATCATTGGGCCAAGAATCCTAACACCTGGCGGGATATTTGTATTTGGCGGAGCTCCAAAAGTCGGAAAGAGCGATTTCCTATTGTCTCTATTTGTACATATGGCAGCAGGTAAAGAGTTCCTTGGCTTTATCCCTCCAAGGCCTCTGAAAATCTTCTACTTTCAGGCAGAGATCGGTTATCACTATTTACGTGAGAGGTTGCAGAATATGCAATTGCCGGAGAATCTAACTGCGCTTGCTAAGGATAATCTCTACATTACACCAAACAGCAAGTTTTTGCTTAATGAAGCAGGAACAGAGGCCGTAGTCAGCCATGTTAACAATATATTCCCTGACAAGCCTGATATCATCGCTGTTGACCCCATACGTAACGTCTTTGACGGCGGCAGAAGCGGTGCTACAGAGAACGAAAATGACGCTATGATGTTTTTCTTACAAAGAAGGATCGAAACTTTAAGGGACAGGATTAATCCTGAAGCTGGAATCATACTAGCACATCATACAAAAAAAATGAACCGCACTCAGTTTGATGAAGATCCATTTCAAGCTTTCAGCGGTGCAAGCAGCCTTAGGAGCTATTATACGAGCGGAGCACTGCTTTATAGACCAGAACCTGATAGCGCTGATCGACATTTAATCTTTGAGCTGCGAAATGGTGAAGAAATACCCATCAAGGTAATAAATAAGCAGAATGGCATATGGATGGAAGAAAGCGTCTTAGACAAGAGAATTGCTCATAAAACCCAAAGCAGGCTTTGTGATAGGGAGCGAGAGCGAAGAATCAGGGTGATTGTGCAAATACTTGAGGCAGAGGCTTTAAAAGGGAGATTTTATCTGATGAAACAGTTTGCAGAGAAGTTCCAAAACCGTAAGGATTTGGGAGGCAAGAGAGGCATATATGATGACTGTTCGGCAGCCGCTACTCAATACATCATCAAGTTTTTTGATAATCCTGAAGTTTATGGATCAAGGCTCGTCAATCCCAATTCTGGTTTGGGATTTATGTGTACGGAGAATATGAAAATTTGCCTTGAGGATGCGATGAACCCTGACACCGGGGAGATTTTAAAAAATTATAAAGCGGTATTACCGACTCATTATAAACGTGATGGTGACGGTAAAAGAAAAGAAGTGATTAATAGTGAATTTTGGGAAGATAAATCAGATGAAATTTATGCATAAAATTATAGAAAAAAATAAAGTTCGTAATGCAGTTCGTAATGCAGAATTAAAAATTCGTATAAAAAATTTATGCGCTATGTGTACCCCTTGCAAGCCTTATAAATACTTGCTTACAAAGGGTTTTTATAATGCAGTTCGTAATGCAGGTGGACTTAAACACAAAAATGCATTATGCCATGCCTCTCAAACCTTGATGGATTGCCGCATTCAAGACTTTTTCGTAATTCAGTTCATAATGCAGAATTTCATAATGCAGTTTTTTGATTCTGCATTACGAACTTGGCTTGTAAGCCTTTTATCTAGCTGCATACAGAACTTTTTCGTAATGCATTTCCACTGCACTACGGAATGCATTATGAACTCGGCCGCTACCCCGCATAAATACTGGGGTACAAGACTTTTTCATAATGCAGATTTTTCTTATATATATATAAATATATATAGCGTGCATTTTGAGAATGCACGCCGGTTTAATATATTTTTCCGCCGCCCCTCAAAAACACAAACCAAATCAACAACCGGAGAATAAAAATGAAAAAGCTAGAAAAGTTTGAACCAAACAGAAACGACAAGAGGCCAATAGCAAAATTCTATCGTTGCTGGCTTGAGGATGTATCAAGAGGGTTACCTTTACAAAACTGTCGTGGGGTTAACCAGGAGCAATACAGGGCAGCAGATCGGTTGATCTGCAACTACCAGCGGCTGTTTAGTGGAAACTGCAGGGGCTTTGTTGAGATAACAGCAGAGAAAAACTTCAGCAGAACGGGTAAGTTCGACGCACAGGTAGATGCTATGCAGCACCATGCCAAGGTATTCGGCAGGTTGAATACCAAGTCTCGTCAAATCCTTGAACATTTTTGCTTGCATGAGCTAGCATTATGTAAGTTTGAACAATCGCAAATCCCGCAGTGGCCAAAGGGCGCAGGCAGTGTAAGACTTCGAGAAGCGCTGGATGATTTAATCGAGATTTATCGTACAATACGCTAACTTTACAGGAAATACATGTGGATAATTATCAAGTAAGTAACTTACCTCAAAAGAAGAAGCCAGTGTTTATGCTAGATACAGGAACAACGCAGGCAACTACAAGTAACCTTAAATTATTTTTTAAAAAAGCTATTGCACCTAAGGTTACTTTATGCTATAATGTTTTGTAATAATGGAAAAATATACCTAACGGGGGTTACATGGCAATCATCAGAGAAGAAAGAAGCAATAGCCGGTTTAAGCAATTACTGGCGCCAATAGCAATTAATGCCGATAAGGCGGACATTGTGGCGTTAGATGTCACAGGCTTTGATAGCGCAAGTTTTGTAGTAACAGTTGGGGCTGCGGATGGCGGTAATGTGCCTGACGATAATAACCACTTACAAGTCAAGCTGATGCATTCAAACGATAACGTTAACTTCGTAGCCTGTGAGAATGAGGAAGTTCTGGGCAGTCTGCCTGGAATGCTTGCTACCGGTACCTTTGCGCATGTTAAAGCTAACCCTGATGTTAACACGTCTTTCATAGCCGGATACATAGGGGATAAGAGATACGTCAGGCCTGTTATAACCCGCACTGGCAATGTTGGTAATGGTGTCATTATCGGGATAGCAGCGATGCTACAGGGAACCAAGTACAGGCCTGTGCAATGACTTTTAACTTAGATATCAGAGCTGATATAGACAGAATAGCCAAGCATATGGATGCAATGGAAAAGAAGCAGTTACCATACGCCTTAAAGCAAACACTAAATGACTTAGCAGTAGGAGCGCAAAAGCATATTTGCGCTAAGATTCCGAGCATATTCGATAACAGGATTAACTGGTGGAGTCCGAAGGTTAAAACCGGCATTAAGGTCAGCTTTGCAGCTAAAGATAACTTGGTTGCTAGCGTTTATACTAAGGCACATTTTGCTCATATCCAAGAAGAAGGCGGAACTAAAAAAGCCTATCATGGTGGAAATTTAGCGGTTCCAACTGAGCATATTCCAAAATGGCAGAGAAGCTCTAAAGGCTTGCAGCGCAGCCAAGGAGACAGGACAGTCTTTCGACTTGGTAGAGGCATCTATAAACGTATAAGTAATCAAAAATTGCAAAAGCTATATAGCTTAACTCCGCAAGCCAAGATCAAGCCACGCTTTGGATTCAAGCAGATGGCTGTAAGCAGCTTTAATAAAGACTTTGATAGGGTATTCACCAAATGGTTCGACTATGCACTGAGGACAGCCAGGTGATCAAGTAGGACACTTTGGCTACAATGCCTATCCTGTATCCTACTACTTAAGGTACTTCCTGGGCTTTTCAACCCTGGGTGACTGGCCACCCCGACCCTTTCCTAGCGACAAAAAAATATTTTGCATTTCGTTTCGTTTTTAATAGAAAGTAGCTTTGGTATTAGCTTACCAGGACTAAAACCGGTGAAAAAAAACGAAATTTACCCTAAAAACAGAGATCTCCAGATTTCGTGTCAATTTACAAAACCCCTTTAGTATGTGCATTACGGCACAAATAATAAGCGAAATGATCCGTTTCGCTACAAAACAACCAAAAAAATATTTAAAATTATGAATACAACCAACTACAAGGTAGCAGATATTGCCGATGCCCTACAATTGAGCGCAAGGCGGGTACAGCAACTGGTAAGGGAAGGAATATTACCCGCTCCGGTTGACGGAAAATACAACCTGTCAGTTTCCATCAAAAACTACGGACAGTATCTGGCCGAAAGACAGCTAAACAAAAACAGCAGCATTACAGCACTTGCGATTGAAAGGCTACGGCTACTCAAAGCGCAGGCTGAAAAAGCTGAGCTGGAGCTGGAGGTTTTGAAGGAAAAGTATCTCGAAGCCTCAGAGGTAGAATTTACCTGGAGCGATATGGTCCTTACCTTCCGCTCAAGAATGCTGGCGATTCCGAGCAAGCTTGTAAGGTCTCTGGCAGCGGCATGCGGTGACTTTGCTAAGATTCAAAAGATTCTGGAAGACGAAATTTACGACGCCTTAACTGAGCTAAGCAAGAGCGATGATGAAGAGCACGAGGATAAAGCTTAAGCATAAGCTATCCCCACCGCCAAGGCTAAAGGTTGGTCTTGAAATAACAAAGTGGACCGTTAAATTCTTTGTCGTAATTTTTTGGGTCATTTGTAAAATTTTCCTTGATTTATTTTTAACCCCTCCCACGTTGCTTTGTCCGTTTTATTGTAGCAAGATCAGTTTTACCTACAAAATTTATTTAATTGACAGACAAAATTCATTTATCTAATCTCAAATAAACCTTAAGTTTACACTTAAAAATTTTATAGAAGCCAATGGTGGTATAACTAATTTAGAAAAAACTATAGTAGGAGTATTTAATTATGAAAATAAGATTAAATGAGGATACATCAGGAGCACAAAATTTTACAAAATTGATAAAGGCAATTACAACAGGAGATATAACGGAAGCTAAACGCTTAATTACCGAAATGAATAATGAAGAGATTAATGCTGTTGATGAAGTAGGTAATGCAGCATTACATTATGCTGCTTCTAAAGGCCATAAGGAAATTTGTAGGCTGCTTCTCTCTATGAGCCCAGAGATCATTAATGCTACAAATAATAATGGCAGTACAATATTACATTGTGCCGCCTTAGGAGGTCATAAGGAAGTGTGTGAGTTGCTGATTCCTAAAATGACTCTAGAGGCTGTTAATACTGTTGATAAGGCTGGAAGGACCGCTTTACATAATGCTGCCTGTGGAGGTCATAAAGAAGTGTGTGAGCTGCTTATCTATATGAGTCCAGAAGACATTAATGTTGTTGACAAGACTGGCAGAACAGCTTTACATAGTGCCGCTTTTGGAGGACACAAGGAAGTGTGCGAACTACTGATTCCTAAAATGAGTCTAAAGGCAATTAACACTATTAGCGAGGATGGCAATACAGCTTTACATAGCGCTGCTTTTGGAGGACATGAGGAAGTATGTGAGCTACTGATCAACAAGATGTGCTTATACTCTCAGGGGTTCATGGGGTCTATGCAGAATTATTGGTATGGAAATCCTATTAACGTCGCTGATAAAAATGGTAGTACAGCATTGCATTACGCTGCATCTAAAGGCCATAAGGGAGTGTGTGAGTTGCTGATCACTAAGATGAACCCAGAGGCCATTAATGCCACTGATAAAAATGGCGATACAGCTTTACTTTTAGCCGCTAAATCGAATCATAAGGAAACATGTAAAGTGTTAATAGGAAATATGCAGGTAAAAGAGGCTGTAGTGCTATTAAATCAAAGCAGTGACAGCTCTCCTATTCAGAAAATGATAGGTGAAATAGGAACGGATTTTATTAACGATAAGTTTTTAAGCAATGAAATTAACCCGACAAATTTTGATGCTTACCAAGTTAAATTACTTAAGTTATACCACTTAATTGATCAGGATTTGCTTAAGTCTTGTTTTAATGAAGAAAAAAGCCATAGTTCATGTGTTAGTAGCGTAAATAAATACATAGCGAAACATTATTTTATGCTTATTGGGGTATGTAAATCTGTAAGTGAAGATAATTCAATAGCAATGCTGGTTACAAGCAGTGATTGTATGTCTCATATGCTTTCTTACTTAGCGCCACATAGTCTATGTCCTGAGCTTTTTGCTCCTGTTCCCGTAGGATTATTAGGAGAAACTGCAGGGGTTAATCCTGAGAACAGAAATGAAAGAGAGGAGTGTATCGTGAGTTAGTTTCTTGGCTAAGCTTATCACAGGTTATGTACTCCAAAGCTCTCCCATATAAATGGAGGTTTTTTATCTGTCCCTCTACTGCTCCAACAGTTGAATATACTTCACTCTAGCGAGCATAGCCTGTAAATTTATTTAATTGACAACCGCAACCCCTTTGTCTAGTGTCAAGGTAAATCTATAGTTTAAATCTCAAAATTTAAGTAGAAACCAATGGTGGTATAACTAATTTAGAAAAAACTATAGTAGGAGTATTTAATTATGAAAATAAGATTAAATGAGGATGCATCAGGAAAGCAAAAATATACAGCTTTGATAAAGGTAATTACAATAGGAAATATAGCAGAAGCTAAACGTTTAATTACCGAAATGAATAATGAAGAGATTAATGCTGCTGATGAGAATGGCAGTACAGTATTACATAAGGCTGCCTTGGGAGGACGCAAGGAATTATGTGAACTGCTTATCTCTAAAATGAGTATAGAGGTTATTAATACCGTTGACAATACTGGCAGGACAGCTTTACATTGGGCCGCCTTTGGATGCCACAAAGAAATCTGTGAGATTATTATTAATATAGGATTTTTTACCTATAGTCTGACTAATAGAAACGGCTATACAGCATTACATTATGCAGCTTCTAACGGGCACAAGGAAGTATGTAAGCTGCTTATCTCTATGTATTTAGAGAATATTGCAACTCCTGATAACAATGGTAGCACACCATTGCATTTAGCTGCATTAGGGGGGCATAAGGAAGTGTGCGAGATGTTTATCTCTAAGAATCCAGTAGCTATTTATGATATTGATGATGCTGGCAGTACAGCATTACATGTAGCTGCTTTAAAAGGTCATAAGGAAGTGTGTGAATTATTGGTCAATAAAATAAGCTCAGATCCTCAAGGGTTAATGGCATCTATGGCAAACCACTTGTTGGGAGGAGCCCAAGGTTTTATAAATTATGCTGATAAGAAGGGCGATACAGCTTTACATTTAGCTGCTAAAGGTGGGCATATGGAAGTGTGTAAGATGTTAATAGGAAATATTACCACAAAAAAGATTCTGGAATTAAAGGGGTATTACATCAATTCCTCTCCTATTCACAAAGCAATAGGAGAAATAGTAACGGAGTTTATGAAGGATAAATTTTCAGGCAATGAAATTAAGCCTATAGACCTTGATTATTACCAAATCAAATTACTTAAGTTACATCAGGTAGTTGATCACGTGGTGCTTAAACCTTGGACAAGGAAAGAAGAGAGTAGCAGTTTATACATTAATAACGCCAATAAGTACATAGCAAAGTATTATTTTAAACTTATCAGGGTATGTAAATCTGTAAGTGAAGATAGCCCAATATCAATTGTAGTTGAAAGCCATGATTGCATGTCGCATATTCTTTCTTATTTGGTACCGCATAGTCTTTGCCCTGAACTTTTTGCTCCTGTCCCCGTAGGATTATTAGGAGAAGCTGCGGTGGCTAATCCTGAGAATGGAAATGAAAGAGAAAAGTGTATCGTGAGTTAGTGTCTTGGCTAAGCTTATCACAAGCTAAGTGCTCTAGGGCTCTCTGTTATAAAAGAAGGCTTACTTTAGTGGAAAAGGCACCTTCTAAACATTACTTTACTATCCATGATCAACATGAAACTGGGTATCCGCTCCCGCTAAATATATTTGCTCCATTACATTATAAATTGCAGTATCCGGCAAGTTTTGACCTATGGTTAAATCCTCTTCCAATAACCTGGAATGAAACTCTACAGCTATTTCTTGCGATAAACGACAACCGGTTAAATATAATAGAAAATTTTCAATCATCTCTACGCCGCAATTATTAAATTTCTGCAGCTCTAATTTTGGCTCTGTAACGGAAACTTGACATTCTAAACTTGCTGCAATTTGTGTGGTTAATTGTTCTCTTAGTAAAGCTGGCATTTCCTGTTGTTCTGAATCCATGTAAATAAGATTGATTTTACCTGCGCTTTTCTCCGCAGCTATCCCTACCCAATGCTTACCGTAAAGATTTAATGGCACTAATATTTTGCCTGCATCTCCTCCTAAATTAGAGACAATCTCATTACTTAATATTTCTATGGTACTAAAGGGATCGCTCCATAAAACCGAATCTACTATTTTTACTCCATCAATGTAAGAATTGTCTAGCCTTAAAGCTAGCAGCTTATTTATTCCATCCTTACTATACTCATACCAGTAACTTTCTTCGTTATATTCCTCTAATCCTTTGCCTGTAAAGTTACTAAGTAACTGAGAGACTTTTTCAGAGTCAAATAGAACAGCTAAAACTAGTGCAGTATTTTCACATTTATCCTCAATACTAATCAAATCCGGTTTCTTAGCTAATAGAAGCTTAGCTACTTTCTCATTATCTTTCTCAGCGGCCCAATGCAAAGCTGTTTTACCATCATCATCAACCGTGCTTAACTCTTGCTTATTCATTTGGATTATTAACTTCTGGACTCCTGTTGTGTCATCACTTTTTATCGCTGTTAGTAATTGTTCAAATTTGGAATTTACTGCTAATACACTTTCACTAGCAAAATCTTTTTTAATCTCATTTTGTTTATCATTAGTTGGCTTCGCAACATCAGGTGAGGGGCTACTGAGGATTTTCTTGGGACTTGTTTCATATTCTGTATTTTTTAACGTCTTATCTAATATTTCACTTGTATGGTTTGATTCCGGTTTTGTTAACTGTTTAATCGCTTTATCTATGGCATCCACTATTTCTCGGTGTCCGTGCGAAGAAGCAAAATCAGCAGCTGTTTTTCCGTTATCAAACAATCCTGTAGTAACTGCATTAATGGCCTCTAGGCTCATCTTCGGTATAAGCAGCTCACAAACCTCTTTATGGCCTCCTTTAGCAGCGAAGTGCAACGCTGTTTTGCCACCATCGTATTTTCCAATAATAACGGCATTAATAGCATATTGGCTCATTTTCAGTATAAGCAGCTCGCACACCTCCTTATGGCCATTGCTAGAAGCAAGATGCAATGCTGTATAACCACCATCCTTATCATATGAGGCAATGGTATTAGCATTAATAGCATGTTGGCTCATCTTTGGAATGAGTAGCTCACAAACCTCCTTTGTGCCTTTTTTAGCAGCAAAATGTAACGCTGTATAACCATCATTAGTGACAGCGTTAATAGCCTCTGGGTTCATCTTAAATACTAGGTCAAAAATCTCCTTGTTTCCCCCAGCAGCAGCAAAGTGTAATGTTGTCTGACCATCATTAGTGACAATGTTAAAAGCCTCTGGGTTCATCTTAAATACCAGGTCAAAAATTTCCTTGTTTCCCCCAGCAGCAGCAAAGTGTAATGTTGTCTGCCCATCCTCAGTGACAGTATTAAAAGCCTTTAAGCTCATCTTAGTTATTAGTAACTCACATACCTCCCTCATGCCCTTTTCAGCAGCAAAGTGTAGTGCTGTTTTGTTTTTGGTACCAACAAAACCGAATCTGAATCCTTTAGGGGTAGTAACAGAATTAATAACCTCTGAGCTCATCTTAGTTATTAGTAACTCACATACCTCCCTCATGCCCTTTTCAGCAGCAATATGTAATGTTGTATAACCATCATTAGTGACAGCATTAATAGCCTCTGGGATTACCTTAAATACTAGATCAAAAATTTCTCTGTTTCCTCCAGAAGCAGCATGATGCAATGCTGTTTTGCCCTCCTTATCAACAGCGTTAATGGCCTCAAGGGTCATCTTTGGTATAAGTAGCTCACACGCCTCCCTCATGCCCTTTTCAGCAGCAATATGTAATGTTGTATAACCATCATTAGTGACAGCATTAATAGCCTCTGGGATTACCTTAAATACTAGATCAAAAATTTCTCTGTTTCCTCCAGAAGCAGC